TCAATGGTTTGTCTTTCGAGTCTTGGGATTTCGATCTCTACATGTTCAAAGGTCATAAACCAAGTTGTAATTTAGCCATAATGTATTCCTTCACCAATCCACTTCTGCAGATGTCCTCTGCTTGGAATTCAACAACGTCAAAGGAAGGCATGTTCTGGATGATTCTCATGAAGTCCATAATGCCAGTCTTCTCAGTTGTCTTCACCAAGTCTGTTTGAGTTGCGTCACCGCAGAACATGATCTTGGAATCAATACCAATTCTGGTAATGATGGAATCGAGTTCGTGGAAGTTCAGGTTTTGGAACTCATCAACAATGATTATAGCATTATCGAAGGTGGTTCCACGAATGAACGAGGTGCTCCAGAAACTAATCGTTCCCTGGGCCTTCAGATTATTATACAGCATTTCAAACGCTGCGTCATCAGGCATCTCGAACATGTATTTTACCATATTCTTGTAAGGAATTTGGTAAAGGGAAGATTTGTCTTCATGATCACCAGGAAGAAAACCAATTTCACGGGTAGCGACAAGAGACCTAACGATATAAATCTTTTCGTAAGGGGACTTGGGGTCCAGAACCTCTCTAATCGCATTGTAAAGTGTGATAAATGTCTTACCTGTTCCTGCACACCCGTAAGCAACCAGGTTTTTGTCCAACTTGTAACTGTCGAAGAACTTCTCCTGATTCTCAGTGAGAGGTTCGATCTTCTTCATGTAATCAAGATTGATCGGCTTCTTTCTCTTCATTGTTTTGTTACTCATTCCGAAAGGAACAGGGTTAGTCGTAATACCTGCTTTTGCTTTTCTTGTTGGCATCGATTAGTCGTAATGTTTGAGTGTGCTTCCTGGTTGTTTCTTAGCCTTACCGATTACATCTTTCCATCCTGGATGTTTGGTGTAAATCTTACTGAAGGGATCCCCCATCTCAACGCCAAGACATGGAGCATTATCTGGTGTGTAATAACGCTCCCAGTCTGGATTATCTTTCAACCACTGGTCCCAATCATGAATGCTCATGATCACTTCTTTGGTTTCACCAGTTTCTTTATTCTTTACTGGATAAGTTGCCATGTGAAAATAATGTGTAGGTCTATTTAGTTTCTCCCCAAGCAGCCTCAGCAATCACTGGGAACTGTTCGGTAAAGATGCGTTTGCACTCAAGGGCAATGTCCATGTGTTCCCTCTGAGTTCCATTGGCAGATCTCAGGTCAATGTAGTGCAACCAGGAACGGAGAGAACCTGACATATAAAGACGAGTGGGACAAGCAAGAGGAAGCACAAATCGAGCGCACTCTTTAGCAATCCCATCATCCAACATCTCCTGATAAAGTTTCATCGATTGATCAAAATGATCCTTCATCTTGAGACGATAATGATGAGTCAGTTGGGGATCCACATCATCAATAGAGTTTTGACGATTCTTGGTGTCTTGGCGTCGCAGTTCTGGAATGGGGATCGCCTCGGAGAGTAGGGAAGAATCAGCATAACGTTGGGAGAACTCTTGATATGTGAACGAACGGTGGCGCAAAATTTGAGCCGCCAGTCCACGAGTGGTTTCAATCTCCAGAGTCATGAACGCTTGCTCAAAGATGCTCCAGTGCTTGTGTTTGATGCAGTAACGAAGAAGTCCAGCATAATTATCGTTGTCTTGATTTGCTGGATTAGAAACCCTTGCACAGTAAGCCACTTGCTTCTCTGCGTCTGGTGTACATGAAATCAGTTTTACATTCATTTGTTTTCTTTACGAATCTTCTTTAGTGCTTTCAATTCTGTCTTAATCATTTGATAAGCGGTCTCAGAATCTATTTTATCACCAATTTCCAAGGCAACAATAACTTCGATGCGAGTTCCAAAATGCATCAGAGCTCGCTCAAATGAATCCAAATCATCATACATTTCTGTAATTTCCGTAATCAGTGTAATAAGCTTTGTAGAAGGCAATCACCCCAGCACTTATTTCATTACCTTGAGAGACCCAATCATGAGCACACTCATAAATGGATTCATTAGAATACTTAGGTGACCCATCTTCATTTAGATCACTTCCATAATTCTTTAGGAGAATGCCGAGAACCTCCTCTCTGAGTTTCATTCTCTTATCGGAGTATCTCCAATCAGTCAGGGTACCCGTCGTCATCGTCCCATACCTCGTCGTAATCTGAAATTTTTGGTGATTGGTAATCTGATTTGTATGCTTCAACATCTGAGTAGACCTCAGACTCCAAAGCATCGACCAGGAGTTTAAGGTTCCTCACAATAAGTTTGAGTTTATCTTTTTCCATAAAAAAAGGGAGGATCTCTCCTCCCATTATAACACTAATCAAATGTGAAGACAATCACTTGTTGTAAGTGTGTCCGCGATAACAAAAGGTTCCGTGAGTCTCAGAGGGCTCGTGACCGCACAGACTGTACTCGATACCACGATAAGAGGTGGCATGAATCTGTGCATCGTGCAGTGCAGATGCTTTTTTAATCTGCTGACGAATCAGGTTGAGAGTGTTCATGATTTTGCTCCTGAAGAATGAGATTTTTAGGCCCCGTTCCTTCAGTCGTTTGCGGATTATGGTCTTCTTTACAGGAAGGATCTGTTCCTTCCCATGTTCTTGTCACAAAGTCTAGCTTTTGGCCAGCATCAAGCAACTCTGAACGTAAGATTCTTTCTCTCATCCATGCTGACTGCTCACAAGACAAATAATATTCTGGGTCAACAGGTGCTCTTTGAGTGATTAGATTCAAAAAGATGAGAAAATCAACCATAATCTGAACGATCCGTTCCGCGACTTACTTGCGTCTCATTCGCTATTCGCAAACAGCGAATGTGATGAACGATAGGTGTATTATAACACCAGTAATATTATTTAGTCAAATTTGTTACAAATTTGCTTCCTTTGCTTCCTCAATCATCTTAGAGATGACATCCTCTGTTCCATCCATGGTCTTAACTGCAAAGAGACTGGACCTCTGATACTTCTTGAGTTTCTTATACTTCTTGACAAGTGCTTGAACCTGGTCACTGTTCATGTCCAGACCTTCAAACTCCACGTTGTAATCACCAAATCCACTCATGCTTTTTTCTTTCCTTTAGACCTAGCAGGATTCTCCCAGGTTTTGGGGTTGACTCTTCCTTCTGATTGCTTGAAGGTTTTCAACCCCTCTCTGTACTGATCCCAGTAATAATCAAACAGTTCAACTTTCTTGCCACACATGGTAATGTCATAACAAGTTTTTCCATCCTTCTCATAAGTCACCAGATAAGCGGTGTAAGGAAGACTTCGATCGTTTGCTAAGGATGGGTCACAGTTCTCATGTAAGACAATTATGGACATTAACTACGTCCACCCCATTGGATGTCGGGGAATGCTTCCTCAACAACACCAAAAGGAATCTTGTAAAGACGCTCAAGATTCTTATCCTTTGCCAGGCACAGAATATCTGCTTCCTGAGGATGAAGACCCTCAAGCATCTGAATGAACATGCTCTCACGACGGAGACCAGACAATGAATCGTTACCACCTTTGATAAAGTGATACAGATTCTTCCACTCCTTTCGAAGAGAAGTGTGGTCAGTTCCGATGGGAACATCATTCTTCTCATAAGGAACCTCACCCTCGGGCAGAAGAGAGATGACACTCTCATCGAAGTTCCAAATCAGAATCGCTTTCAGCGCATCAGTTGAATAAGTCTTCAGAACCTCAACCTTCTTAGCATTGGTTCTTTGCTTGCTTGCAAGATCAAGGATCTCAGACATGAAAGGGTTGGGAGGAAGTTTCTTCAGAGGAGTTTCCGCCTGAGTCGCTGGTGCTGCTTTCTTAGCAGTGGTCTTTTTAGCAGGTGTTCTCCTCTTAGGAGTCGCATCAAGATCTTTTGTCGTCGTGGCCATAATTGTAGAATCTCTAAGTTCAGTTTACTTGATTTAAATGTGTTTGTTTATTCGTCTTCATAATGAAAGTCTTCTGGGTTCTCAAACCTAATCGACATGACTTCTTCAGGAATAAACTGTCCGTTTTCATCGAACATCTCTGGATGAGTTGGAACAAACTCTGTTTGTTTCCGAAACACATAGTCTCGTGCCAACCAACCAATCATACCCCCTACAAGGAAGAACATGAATGAAATTACAACAGACAACGTGAGTGTAATTACCAGTGCTTCCATTGATTTCTCCTAAGATCGTTTCCTTTTGAAATCCAGTTGGAAGTCAATAAGAAAATGGATCTCCCTCTTGAAGAGAGATAACATCTTCCCAAACTTCAACTGAAAAGTTTTGGGTTCCTCTCTTCTCCTG